CTAGTAGCATTAAATTGAAATGCAGCATTTGCAGCAGCTTGATCAGATAATAAAAATGTTTGTCTTGTAGTTATATTTTGTAGATTAGCTTGCTGTGCATTAGACAAGTTTGCCAAATCCATTTTAAGATATGCTTGTGCATTTGTAATAGCTGCCTGTTGATTATTAGACAGGTTTTGAAATATCATTTGCTTATAAGTATCTGCATCTGCTTTTGCAATTGGTATAGCAGAGTTCATAATACCTTCAGCTAATGCTTCAGCTGCCATTGAACTAGCACTTAAACCTCTATTAGCCATTGCAGCTTCAGTAGCTTTTGCTGCACCTCTAGCCCATACTGGTAGGGGATTACCAGATGATAATGCTGTTTGTACTTCGTTCTGTAAACTTTCTAATTGTCCTTTTACTGTAGCATCAGATGTAATAGTCCCTGTAACTCCAGTCATAGGTTGAGTAACTGTGCCTGTTGCACCAGTCATAGTAGGCACTTGACCAATAGCTTGTTGTGCTGTATATGAAGCAGCAGTTTGTGCAGTTGGTGCTGTTACTTGAGTTCCTGCTAATGTTCCTGGGGCGGCAATTGTTGGAGCAGCAGCTGTTGTTGGTATTGAAGCAGCAAGTGTCCCTGTTACACCAGCAGTTCCCATCAGTTCACCTGGTTGTACATTTTGTAATTGTGGTGATATAGTTGTACCCGTAGGTAAACTTGGTGTACCTGCCGCTAAACTTTCTATTAGACTAACAGCTTTTGCACTACCTGTCTGCTCTTTTTGAGCAGGTGTAATAGTTCCTTTCTGTAATTGTATTTCGTCTGGTGTTGCCATTATCTCCCCTGTCTATTATATTTTTTTTGCATTCGTTTTTCTGATTTATTTAATCGCTTTTTGTGTCTTCTAGGACGTTTTCTAGGTTTTGGTCTAGGTGTAAATTCTTTAAATTTTATTCTTGCCATTAAAATGCCCAGCTAACAAAACTATAACGTACTCCTTTTGTTGTTTCTTTTACTTCATGAGGATACATAAAGTTTGATGGAAACATTAATATGTCTCCTGTTTTTAATTTTATTTCTTTTTCTCTACACATAAATTCTGATCCTTCATAATCTTCATTTAAATTTGCTACAATAGATACTATTGGTACTCCTTTCATCTGACCATCAAATATACTATGAATATGATCATAATGTTTTCTCATAGTATTACCTACTTCATACTTATTAAATCTTATGGGACTAAATTTTGTTAAGAAAGGACCCTCAGTTTTTTCTCCTGGCACGGATACTTTTATTTGATATCTACCTAATGCTTCAACTAAATATGGTGTAACTTTTTCCTGTTGTTTTTTTGTACAAGGCATAACATCTAATTCTTTTGTAGGTTCAGATTCAGAAGTTCCTGTAGCATAATTATTCCAAGTATGTTTTTTCC